AAGAGATCTACCTCTTGCAGGATTATTACGAAGCTTAGGAATTGAGACACCAACTGTGAACTCTCGAGGACTCACCTACTTTGCTGACCAGGTTCCGTTGCTCAGAAACATTGATGCTATCACTAACCCGGAGAATCCTCGACAGATGGAGAAGGCCTCTAGCTTTATTGGAGGTCCTGGTCTGTACAAGAAGGATGCTGTCCAAAGAAGTGCCCAGTATGAGGAACTCAATAAACTGAGGGCCCTGATACGAGCACTGCAGGAAGAACAGCAATAATATCATATGAAAAGGACGCCTAGATATATAATTTGGGCGTCTTTTTATTGCCATATAATGTACTTTATTATGATGTAATATAAAATCTTGTCGTAAAAAGTGGGATGATATCTCACGCTAAAGAAAAGCCCCTATCAGCAATTTGATAGGAGCCTTTCTTCTGTCATATGGAGGGAAACCATATTATAAGGAGAGAGCTTTAGATATCCAGGTCCTCGATGGAGATTTCATCAACTTCGTCAACTTCGATCTCGGTATCAATTACCTGAGCTTCTGCGGCTTCTTTCTTGGCCTTAGCTTTGACTACATTCTTAGTAGCCTTGGGCTCTTTGACCGGTTTGTTAGCAGCATAAGCTTTGTACTCAGCCATGATGGCTTCAACAGCTTTGCTTCCTTTCTTCCAAGCGTATCTGGTACCCTTCTGAGTATCCATATCTCGCTTAGTTCTCAGGAAAGCTCTGAACTCACGAGCTTCAATTCCCAGCATCTTAGCTACTTCAGGAGCACCGATCTCGTCTTCGCCGATGGGCTGAACACTTGCAAGAGTACTTCCTGTGGGTGCCTGTCTCTTCTTGGGGGCTTCTACTACTTCAACTTCGTCGTCTACTTCAACTTCTACCATTTTCTTTGCCATTTTAATTTCCTCCTTTAAAATGTGTTTGAGTGATTTATTACTTTAATAATAACATAAGAAATAACGATTGTCAACCAAAGTTTTCTAATTGCATACTCCAGTTTAATTTACCATCACGGATGTCTAATGCCTCTTGGATAGTGTATGCAACTCCTACCCGAGCACCAGCTTCGGCAAGTAAACCGAGATTATATTTTTGGATGGCGGAAGGCCCATTTCCAGGCATCTTAGCCTCTATACCTATAAACCTACCTTTATAGCACCCCACTATGTCAGGAACTCCAGCACGTTGGAAAGGCCCTCCATGAACCTTGAACCACCATCCACCCTCAGCCTCTAACCGGTCCTTCATTTTGACAACCAGATGAGTTTCGGGCTGTTTCATTAGATCTCGATCTCAGAGACGTCTTCGTCAGCGGACCATGGAGGGGTCTCAGAAGCTCCGTCCAGATCCACCTGTGCTAGTCCGGCCCTGACCCAACCCGCTTCAGTCTTAACAACTTCGTACAGATCTTTGATCTCAGTAGTCGGCTTTGTTTCTCCGGCCTTATCCACATATGTGGAATCAATCATAGAGATACCAACGATTCTACCCACGATCTTATCTGTGTCAATATCGACCACCTGCTTGGGTACTTCCAGACCACAGGCAATCATAAACTCTCGGAGCTTGAACAGGGCCTTCACAGTCAGAGAAGTGTTCAGATAAGTCTTAGACCCTTTTGCAGGACCAGTTCCTACAGTCAGTTCCCATTTGATATACTTACCCTTGCCGCCCTCTTTAAGTTCAGCTTTGGTTACTTTGCAGACATATTCGCCTGCGGCCAGAGAGCCACCGCCCTCGGATACGTTTGTGAAGTCAGCTTTAAATTTCATTAGAATTCTCCTTCCATAATCTTCTTAAGTTTAGCGTATGAAGCATTAGCAATAGCGGCCGGTGCAGTCTTCGAACAAGTCTGTGGTAACCGAATCTTGGTAACATATTTTGAGCTAGGGCCAAGTCTTAGACAATATTTAGGAACTGTAACAGTAGCCCCTGATTCTGTCTTAACTTCAGCCATCTTGATGAAGGTATTACCAACAAAGTCTACGGCTCCTCCGATGATACCTCGTACAGAAGTAGTCAATTGGGGGAATACCACAGGCTGGGACGAGTCTAGGTCAGTGTCATCAGTTGATTTCTCCTGGGCTATGAAGATGACATTCATAGGTAAGTTCCTGTAGTTGATTAACCAAGTCTGCATATACTGAGAAAGATAACCATACTCTCTCTGTGAAGGCATATCTCGGTCTCTCGTAGGATCCCAGTTCTCTTCTTTACCCATGATATGGTCAAGGATAAGTTTCTGCAAGTTAGTTACATTATCCAGGACTACAGTTTCAAAGTCATGGTTGCCAGACTTCAAGTACCAGTAAGCCATCTGGAACATTTCGAAGGTATCTACAACACGTTTCTTCTGGTCACCTTCAGCACCAACTACAGACTTCAAGCCACGTTCTTTGATATCCAGGAACAGCCTGGGTCCTGGGAATGTACCAGCAATATAAGTCTTACCAGTACCATTCCTACCATATAACAGCCCTTTGATGTAAGCTTCAGATTCAGCTGTGATCTCTTCAATACCTTCTTCGAACATACTGAAGTCCATCACTGACATACCTGTGGGCTTGGCCGGGGGCGGCATATTCACAGGGATGTCATCGAAGTCGGCCTCAACCTTAGACTGAGTTAATTCATCGGTCAGATCTAACTTCTCGGAATTACTGATCTCGATGTCGTCTAGATCATCAACCAAGATCTCAGTCTGTGGTTTCGTTGTCGTCTTTGCCATTTTCACTCTCCTCCTCATTTGTACTTTCAAACATTTGCTCTATAATCCCTGTGACATCTAAGCCTTGAATTTCAGCCATACACAGCTGCCTATAGTCACATCGGGGTCGGTCACAAGTCCAGGCAAGGTTCCTGGTTGGGGATTCTCCCCACTGTCTCATTTGTTCTACACCATTAATGAAGTCTCTCATTATCGTCTGAACCATAGCTCTAGACTTAGCTAATGGGATACGAACAAAGTTATTATTGGAATTGAGTGTAGCTATAAAATCTTCATAGTCAGCAGGATCTAAACCCTGTCTTTTCAATTCCTCAATGTAAGTCCACTTATCGCAGTCAATCTTAGCTTTTGACATAGTCCCCGCCTTGAGCAGCTTAGGAATTGTTGGGGGCTTTGTTCGAAGATAATCAAACATAATCCCTCCTAAATCTTTTGCCTCAAACCCTAGCTCTTCAGCCATCATAGCTAGAGCCCATTCATAAATAGTCGTCTGGATGTCTGTAGCTCTATAGGTGTCAGTAGGAATATCTTTCTTGGCTGTCTTATGTTCAATGCCCCAGACCTTTCCTGTGACCGTGTTTCTAGCTACCTTGTCGATAATACCTTCAATTACGATAGTCGTATGAGGTACTCGAATCATAAACCCAACTTCACAGTACAAGGTCTCGAATCTCTCATCTACCTCAGACCAGTGGTTGAAGTATGCTCGGCAGATTCTCAAGCAATCGTGGGGAATATCACCGAGCTCAGCTTTCTCTTCTAAGAACAGCTTACTAAACTCATTTGTGTTATAGTCCTTAATTACCTGAACCCAGTCTTCTCCCATGTCGTGTGCTTCAAGACAAGAGTGTACTAAACTCCCGAGCGTTAATGGCCGAGACTTGGTTTTGGGTTTTAGTTTTTGGATGTACTTGTAGTTATACTTTTGTTGACATGACTTCCAGTTCTTGAGCTTCGATACCGAAACATTCATCAAGCCTGGTTCCTCAACGTCACCGATGATAACTACTTTCCTTAACCCATCGGTTTTCATCGCGTTCCTCCTTTTTCATTGTTTGTAATTATATTATATCTCATTGGATATAAAATGTCAACCACTATTTATCTTGGGGTAAATGGAAGAGGTTGACCAATCTCCCAGTCTTTGGCATCACCCCAGTGAGTACCGATCTTCAGATCGCCTGTGATCTCGAGAGGTGGAGTATAACCAAACCATCTCTCCATACGACTTGGGTCATCGAAACATTCCTTGATCTCTTTTGCCCAGAATTCTATCTTATCATTACGAATAAGGTAGTACTGAGCATCGTGTACTGACCCGACGGGTTTAAGAGATTCTCTCCAGTTAGGGTCAATTCTTGGGGCTCGTTCCAGAATCATCTCAATGAAGCCTGCCAATACCCAATCCGAGCCAAAGCCCTGCACAGGAGAATTGATGGCTTCTCGTTCAGCTGAGGCAATCATCTCCCGTTCTGATGAGTAAATATTAGGTAGTCGTCGTTTTCTGCCAATAGGGGATATAACGTAGCCGGTTTTTCTCACTAAGTTACGCATCCTATCATGCCACTCAGTCAAGTCAGAGTACTTCTCGAAGAATCTTTCTCGATATAATCGAGCCTCCTCGTCTGATAATCTAACTCCGTACTTCTCCCAGGCATATATCTTGAACTTCTTCCAACCCATGCCATAAACAAAACCAAAGTTTACAGCCTTAGCTTTCTTCCTCTCATCACCTGTGATATCTTCTTCTAGTTTACCTGCAACCGTAGCTGCTGTGGTCCTATGAATATCGCCTCTCATCGCATAGATAGCTAACATATTATGCTCATTGGCAATTGCAGCTACTACACGAAGCTCGATTTGAGATCCGTCAATTTCAAAGAAACTCCAGCCCGGAGGAGCACCTATCAGGCCACGAATAAATTTATCTCGAGGAACCTGATGAACCCCATCCTCCCCAGATAGTCTTCCTGTAACTGTACCATGCAATTTGAAGTTAGGGTGAATACAGTTGTTATGGTCCATTTTGGCTGACCATGGGGTTAAGTAAGTACTACGATACTTTGACCACTTTCGGTAGTCTAGCAAGCCATGTAACACAGGGTGGTCGATTTGGGCTCCTAGCTCGATGATGACAGACTCTGCTGTGCTCGGAGCACCTGAAGCTGTGGTCATCAGGACTGGGAAATCAAAGCCGTCTTCCTGAAAGAATAGCTGACCAAGCTGTTTAGGACTGTTCCAGTTGAAGCCTTTCTTGGCTATCTTTGGAGACAGGTTTCTCTCTACCCAACCGTCGGGTATAAGTGCGTTCAGCATCTCCAATGACTTCCCGATATTCTCATCAGTCACTTCAGTTGCTTTAGCTAGCCTCTCCGGGTCAACCCACATACCGTTTTCCTCGATCTCTGTATAGATCTCACTACCTTTTTCGAGTAGGTGCTCGTAAATAGCCCAGGACCTCGGGTCAGCTTTTAGTTTCTCCTCTTCAAGAGGTTTAATCTGTCTAGAGTAGTAAGCATCCAAAGCATTATACTTGAGTAGCTTCTTCAGGTCTAACCTATCGTACTTGGCTATTACTTGGTTAATATCATCAGTCACAGGATCGAAGGCTGGCCATACGACGTCATCGTACTTAGGGGCATTACACCATACCTGTGCTTGATATTTCAGACCGTGCGGGATGTTCTCATCTGACGCATAACTCATTAGCATATTGTCAAACTTGAAGTTAACATGAGTGTTTAGCTTTGAGTGCATCCACTTTTGGTCATACTTAAAATTGTTTCCCGAGTATACAAAGTTCTTATCTTCAAGATAAGGTCTTATATAACTCATTAGTTTTGGTATCTGGTTTCTCCAGGGTGATTGAGCATGAGAGATTGGTATCCCCCAAGTAATGTCGTCATCAACGCAGATACCCATTGTCATTACTTTAGTTTCTGGCCTCCAATAATCAAAGGTAGTTGTTTCTAAGTCAAGTGCTCCCCAATTACCCTCAATCTTGGTAGCTACTCGTAGGTGTTCGATGAACTCCTTTAAGCTTTCCACAGTCATAACATACTTGATAACTGGCTCATATCTTGACTTAGTCCCTTTAACCAACCTACATACCTTTGTGATATCAGCCTCAAACTGATTCCCATACTTCGGAGATCTTAACACAGCTGATGGAGCATATGTAGGAACCAAAGTAGCAGTCACATCACCAACTGTGAAAGGTTGGTCATGGCCTCTCCAAGTAGCTATGCCGGAGTGTCTAGTCAAGCTTTTGAGTACATGATTGCCCAAGGTTAATATAACCTCTGGCTTATAATACTCTATCTCCGACATTAGATGCTTCTTACAAGCTTCCACCCACTCTGACTCGGGCTCAGCAGACTCATATCTACATTTAACCAGATTCGTGTAGTAAAAATCTGATATCCCATGAGTATATAGGGTGTCTCTCAATAGCTTCGAGGATTGCCCTTCGAACAGGCAACCCGATAGCTCCTCTTCAACGTCAGGAGTATTGCCTATAACCATCAGCTTGATTCTGTCACCGAACTTCTTGTAAGGCATATACAGCCCAGTACTTTGAGTCCGGTCATGCAGTTCACAAGCTTTACACTTTAAGTTCCCCAATATTTACTACACCTCCATCTCTCAGAATTTTAAACCTTTCCTTCAGTACAGTATCCGATATATCGTCTGGGTATAATTTACCATATATTACCGATCTAACTGTTATATCCATAAGTCCTGAATTGTTGCTAGCAATATACTTACAACACTCAGCACAAGGTAGATGAGTGACATATAGGTCTACCTCAATATTTTTAACATCCCCGTTGTATAGAATATGGTTAGCGAAGTCAATAGCATTAACTTCAGCATGGCGAGTCCTTATACAATGGCCGTTAACCATCTGATGACCTACATCGTCACAGTGAGGAGCACCAGGAGCCGACCCGTTGTAGCCGATTGATATAATTCTCCCTTCATGAGCTATAACTGCTCCCACCTGTGCTCGGTCACAAGTTCCTCGAGCTGCCACTATTTGTGCGACTCTCATGAACATTTCACCACGAGATATACGACCCATGTAACTCTCCTTTCTATTATCATCAATTGAAAATGAAGTCGTCCCAAAAGGAACATTATTTTTCTATCTCGTCACGAAGTCGTATGAACCGGGGATGACGAAGTTTCCCGTCCTTGGTTTTCTCCATGAATTTTAGCTCCATGTATCGACCCAGGAACTCGGGCTTTACTTGATGGCAGTGGCTCATTAAGGTCTTTTCCTCATCATCAAAACCAGAAACAGTACCTGTGACCCCATTGTCCAACTGATAGACCAGAGCCCCAAACCAACCATTAGCATAAGGCTTAGTTAGTCTAGTCATATCTACAGCCCCAGTCTCGGGATTCTTGTAGTACTTTTCAGGGGCTTCTGAGCCAATGATTTTAGCATCTACAGAGTCAACCTTCTTCACTTTGTACCAGACTCCTGTGGGTCTTTTATCGGGAAAGTACTTAGCTCTTAGATTCTTGAGCATAATACCTTCTCCCCCATTTTTCCAGATATTGTCTAGTACCTCAAACTTTTTCTCGGTCCCCACATAGATTGGTAGTACTCGAGCACAGTCTGGCATCAGAGAATGATTACCTACTAATAGGTTGATTCGATGAGCCTGAGGCATATTCATTAGTATTTCCCCCCGGAAGGCCAGTAAGTCAAAGACATTAAAACGAAGCCCATCAGGTACATTAACTCGGGATTTATAACTAACAACACCAGCTATCTGTGAAGAATCTAAGTCGTCAATAGTTATTTCACAGTCGATGATTGACCCCTTCATACAGGTGAAGTCATCGTTCTCAATCACATGGGCCAAGCGATGAGTAATATCAATAGGAACTCCAGGGGCGTCAAGTGAAGCACCCCTGGTAGTAACCCTAATATCCCCATCTCTCGGGATGTGAATAAGAGCTCTAACTCCGTCAATCTTCTCCTGTGCGATGTAAATATCATCGTGCATCAGCTTCTCGAATTTATCCTTCGCGGCTTTTGCGTTCATGGGAAAAAGATTGACAGCCATTAGAATACCCCCTGAATATCTTTCTGATAGATATGAAGCGAACCGATGAAGTGAGTGAAGTTACCTACCTCATAGTCTGTTTGGTCAGCGATATAGTCAGCTAATTTCACAGCTAGGTACATATCGTTCTGCATATGAGTGGCGTAGTCGCAGCTTCTCATAAAGTAAGTGACGTTTAACTTACCTCCTCGAATCTGGAACAGATAGCCAAGTGAACAAGGTACTCGCTTATCACTGCCCATACGGTCGTTGTCGATCTCAGGATTCCAGATACTTAAGAATAGCTGCCTGCTATCTGGATGAACCTTAATCTCCTGGATAATTCTCTCAACCTGGTCACCGATTCTTTCTCCGTAGGTGTAGGCAAACTTACCGTCATGCAGGAACTCTTCCCATACTTCTTCTCTGAAGTTATAAGCAAATCCCGGGTTCTCTCTTCGTCGATTGATTCTTTCCTTAAACTCTTCAGTAGCCCAAGGCTGTGAAGGATGAAGTTTGCTCATTGAAGCCAGAGGGTCTACAACTGTATAGATATAGTTTTGCAGCTCCTTCGTAATGTAGTCAGGATTATCTGCTACATATTTGTCCTGCATCGTCTGGGGGTGAATCTCAATACCCATCTCTGCAAGATCTCTCCTGATCTCATCTAAAGCGTCTCCGAAGTTTGAGAAGATCCTCATTTCTTACCTCCTTGTGTTTTCAGCGCGAAGTGATAAACTAATTGAGTTTCTAAGGAACGATAGATACCGTTCTTGATGAACTCTTGGGTCATAGGAGTGATAGCTGATAACGTGTACCCTAAGTCGAGCAGCACATTAACCTCATCCTCTGTGGCATTAATTCTTCTGATATATCTCTTTTCTTCACTCATCGTTGTCTTCCTCCCCTAAATCAACTGTTAGGTCAATCTCCGGTAACCATAGATCTTCTGTGGCTACAGACCGTTTTGGCTCCATCTCACCTTTCATTATCCGATAGGCTTCAGAAGGTCTCTTCTGTACCCGGAAATTCTGATAGCCCTCTCCTACAAAAGCTTTGTGGTATCTTCTAACTGTACCCCACTGCCACTCACTTAAGTGACCGGGGTTTGGCAACATTGGACTCATGTTCTCCGGAGTATTCTCAATCATCCAGTCTTCGCGGCCAATCATTACCAAGAACAGAGGCATCGAAGTGATTGATTGATAGGTGGATACCATGTGCCAGTATACCTTACATTCCTCTACATCAAAACCAACTGTCTCCCCAATTTTCTTGAGCAGCACATGGATAAAGATCAGGTCCATGTACCACCTCATAGTCAGTTCACTAGCTCTTGTGAATATCTCGCAGTGCCAGCCGTCCTTTGTATTATATCCTACTGTCATTGACATAAGACAAGCCCCAGAGGCATTGTTTCGTGCCTTAAAGTTCATGCCAATGTCTGGGATGTAGTGTTTATGTTTTCCGCCTTTTTCCTTATAATGCAGCAGTCGTTTACACATCTTACTAAGTTCCACAGGATTGAGATATACTCTCAGTAACTGTTTCCACTTAGATGGGGTGTAGTTAATGGTGTGCATCTCTAAGTTACAAACGGCAGAGGCAAACTCAACATCCACATTAAAGTTATGAGCGGTTACCTGGCTCCTGACCCAATCATGGGCATCATTGAAGAACAGGTAGTGGTTCAGTTTATAATAACCATCATCGAAGTTAGCTACTTTTATCTTCATTGATTCCTCCTAGTACTTCGAGTCTTGTCGGAATTGGTTGACTTTATTCTTCCTGAAGTACAGATCGTATACTACTTCCTCGTCAGGAATACCGGCACAGGAGAAGCATCTCATCAGTCTTCGGAAAGACTCTTTCAGGTGGAACCGGAACTTCGGCTCATCAGTCAGCATCTGTGTTTGTTTCCAAGGCTTATTCTTCAAGCAGTTACAGGCTAGACCCATATGGTAGATAGTATCTGTCATACATTGTTGCAGATTACCATAGGTAGCATAATCTTCCTCGATGACAAACTCTAACTCTTCGTGGTCTACTCCACTAATCAGACAAAGCTCAACCATAAAGTGAAGAGCATCGGCCAATTCTTCGTGGCAGTGTTCTGCATCATCGGCTCTGGCAGCCTCAAGGGACTCCATCAGTTCTTCTGTGACTCTCCAACAGAAGTCCTTGATTCTGTGCTGACCAAACTTATCATGGATACCAACTTGAATACCTTCCCCAACTATGAACCCATTTGCCTTCTCGATGGGGTGATATTTCTCAGCAAGCTCCTGCTGCTTCTTGAAGATATCTGCTAACAGATCTACCGGATATTCCTCAGGTGATGCGAAGTTATTAATGTTCATACTTACCTCCTAATAAAGTCTTTAACGAAAGATTTAACTAATTGATAGTCGGGGTCAAACCGATAGTCGAAGATATACTTAGGTACTTCACTGAATGGTCGATTCTTTAGTACCGAGTAATACTCTTCTCTCACTGCCAGGTTTTCTCGAAGTTCAGGATATTGGTCTCTTTCTGCATAGCTCCTGGAGATTGCTACTAAACCAGGATCTGTGACAATCAGCAAAGGCTGGCAAGCTTCGAACAACTTATTAGCTAGGTCAATCTGCATAGGAGAGAAAGAAATTTTTCCTCTCATTACAGGACCATAAACTAACTCATCAATGTAGCACCTGTCTACAATGTCGTTCGCTTGTCCTCTGGCTAATGTACTCATAACCCAGTCAAAGTAGTCATCAGGGTTGGCCCACAGGGGTAAGCTCGTACACTTGGGCATATTGTTCAACCCAAGGTCTTCACATAACCTCTTAACCAAAGTTGTTTTTCCTGAATTGTCGGGACCTGAGACAATAATCATCTACATACCTCCTTTATCATTGTATAATTAATTATATCATATCCAAGTAACTCTTGTATACGCATAATTAAAAATCTGGGGTTAATAATTTTTTATAACTTCGTCTGTCTATCAAGACATCGGTGAAGTTCTGTTTACTTTCTATAACCTGCAATATCTTCCGGTCAATTGTTCCTTTAGCCACTAACCGGTAAATTCTCACAGGCTTAGTCTGGCCTTCTCTGTGCAGTCGTTTCAGCCACTGGAAGTAATCATCCCACTTATAGGTAGAGGAATATAATATCCCAACATCCCCAGCTGTGAGAGTCATAGAAGTGGCAGCTGATATCTGAAATATAACTACCTTGCATTTTGGGTCAGTTTGGAAGTCACGTTTGATCTGAGATCTCTCTTCTCCTGTGACCCCTCCTTTGATAACCCTAAAGTCAATGTGCTTGGTATTTAACCAGGCTGAGATAGCAGATATTTCAACCAAGAAGGCACAGGCAACAATCACCTTGTGCCCCTGATCTAACTGCTCCAATAGTAAGTCTTTAAATACGGCTAGCTTTTCCTGATCTCCAATAGAGTATACCTTAGTCTCTTTCAAAGCTTTGTCTCCATCATAACCTACTACCTTCGTTTGCTGCAGGAATCCACCAGAAATCTGATGAAGTTTCATGGCCTTTACCGCAGCTTGCTTCGCATCAATGACATCCTCACCGATCTCTGCCAACATTTCCTCAGCCATCTGTTTGTATAACTTCTTGGTGTCGTCACCCAGTAACACAGGAATGTCCTTAAAGGTTAATGGCGGAAGGCTTGCATTCTCGGTATCCTTAGCCCTCACAGCTATAGAAGCGATCTTGGCTTGCATCTCATCCATGTTGTGCCAACGAATCGGCTTCGTCTTAAACTCAGGATGAAAGTCAGCGTATCGTCGTGCAGCTTTCCACCAGTTACCTCCGAAGATTGTCGGATCTAACACATCATACTGACTGATAGCATCAAGTGGATTCTTTGGTAAGAGAGTACCGGTCAGCCCTAAGCAATAGGTATTAACCTTTCGTATTCGAGCTGTAGCTTTTGTCTTACCAGAAGAGTGACTCTTGCAGTGATGTAGCTCATCAATGATGAGTATCTCATTGTAATACCTTAGGATTAGTTTCAGTATCTGCTCATTCTTGATAGTATCGAAGCTAGCAATCACCACCTGTGGTCCTTTATGTTGGGCCACCTCCTGCAGTTTCTTTATTCGCTGTGGCATCTTCCCTATTAGCGGGGTGATGAGATATTCAATGTCATCAGGGCAATCCTGATACCACTCATCCTCCCATACCCCCATAGCTGACAATGGGCAAACAATTAGTACTCGCTTCATACCTTCTTGCAGATACTTGATAGCCGAGAAGTCAATGGCTACCTTTGTCTTACCCAACCCCGGGTCAAAGATCACAGCTGTGGACTTTTGTTCTAGGGCCTTCTTCAAAGCTCTGACCTGGTAGCCCTTTGGGGTTCGTTTGAATTGATACTTCATTACTTATCACTCCTTGGCCGGAAGAATAACATTCCTCCCCCTCGTGCTACTTCTTTCATCTTGTAGAAGTAGTCAGTGTTCTCTGCATAGTCGGGGTTCATAAAGAATAGTGCCCCATTCGAGAAATCTGTATGAATTGCATCCATGATAGCTAAGTAGGAATCTTCAGAGGCTTCAGTCTCATAAGCTGTGCCGTCTCCGATAGGGGTAAACTGATTCTTTGCAATCATTACCTCCATCAAATTATTGGGAAACAGTGGGCTATTGAGTCTGTTCAGTATAGTTGAAGCAACCATTCTCTTAACTTCCATGCTTTCTCCGCCAGCTTCACATTCCACTAATCTAGCCATTAGTTCATAGTCCCATGTGTTCTTGGCAAAGGATGACCACTTAAAAGTCATACACAGGTATGCAGAGTTCTCTTCTTGTAACTTCCTATTAAGGTAGTCAACTTTGATATAGTCTTCTTTGAGTTCCTTATAGGCAACTCTCTCTTCTCTGAGCTCTTCTCGTAATGTCTTAACCATGTGGTCTGAGTCAGATACTCCTTGGTGATAACTTATGGGCATTACTACTAACACTAACATTAGGAATAATACCGAGGCGAAAATGTAACTTCCCATCCTCATGTTACCTCCTTCCTAGGTATCTTTGACTTAATCAAGAAGTCTCTGTACTCATCTTCGAAGATACCGTTATACTTCTTCACATAGAAGTCGCTATCCGATATGCCACAGACGGAGCATTTCTTAACTCCAATCTCCGAATCATTGTAAAAGATTCTTGGCTTAAGACAATATGGGCACCAGTAATGACCTTTCGGTATCTTGGTACCAGGTTTTGGCGCATATGCCCGAGATCCACTAACCAGATCTATCAGCATACCTTCATCCTGTGAAGCTTCTTTCAGCTTCTTTGCGTAAGCTTTTGCTTTGTGATATACAGTCAAGTTGTCGTGTTCTGGTCCGCCTTTTATTCGAATAACCTTCTTGGTTCCTCGAAAGCGAATAATTACTTTCCAAACATACACCTTTTCAGCCTCCTTTCATATTTGATAACATCATTATATCATACAAAACGGTGGAAGGTAACCACTATTTATTCCTCAATAAATTTCGTGGCCGTTTGGGTCGATGAGTTACTCTCATATATTCTTGGTACATATCCTCTTTACAAGCCTTATTGAGCTCCTGTTCCTTGACCCAGCTCAGATATCTCTCACATTCTGCATGACAGGAAACAACCCTATCTGTGCAACCATAGCAAGGGGGTTTGTGCATTTAATCACCTCTTCTCAAATCAATCCCTGTGGACTTGTAGAGAATGTCAGCCATCTCCTGTAAGGTAATGTTTTCATTAGCCACAAACTCACAGTATAAGTTGAAACGGTCGATATAGTCGGCCACCTTCATTGGGTCTTTTGGTTTGAAAGTATCATAGGCAGTGATTGCTGAAGCTAAAACTATCAGCTTTACTGCATCTTTTACCGCATCGTCTTTAATCTTTTGTATCTGACGCGGGGTCAATTGTAACTTCGGAGTCTTCATAACTACAGTACCCTCTCTAACAGTCGGTTAGCGGCTGTTCGGATTCTCTCACTAGCTATAACCAAGCTATCAATTCTATCAAGTTGGCCCATTCTGGGTACATTACCCCCTGATTTCTCGTCATAGGGACATGGTACATTCTCCCCAGTCATAACAGAGATCATTTCTGCTAAGGTTCTAGTAGTAGCTTCTAAATTGCTATCAATCTCATTTAACATATCACTCAAGTTTTTATCAGGCATTTGACAGCCTTGGCTAGTCATCGGACTCATCGTGTTCATAATTTACCTCCTCTGTAGGAAAAAATATTGTACTTAATCGGATAGCTTCAGGTTCTATAGGCTTCTCCCGGCTAGCATACTTGATAGCTTTAGACTTTTTATCTCGCTTTCTCCATAGCTCCCTTTGCCGGTCATAGGTCATGTTCTTGTTTCTACCTGATCTCTTTTTCTTCAGCTCAAAGACATATTCGGGGTCAGCCAGTTTGTCAAACACAGGATCTGGCAAGATGTAAGAGATCTTTCTGAGATACTCCAGATTTAGCTTCCATACACCAGGCTTTATACCTATCAGTATGCCCATCTTACCCATCTTGATAAGTAATCGGTCACAAGACACTTCGATCTGTTTCCTTCTCACTATATGCTCTGGGTCTTTCAAGCCTTTTAGTATGATATAGCACATCCGGCCTCTCATGTGAGGAGCTAGTGTAAGCAGCTCATTAGGGTCTCTTTGAGTCATAGCTCTTTATAATATCCTCTAACCGGTCAGTGACTGGGCATTTTCCCTGACAAGCTAGAACCATCCTTAACTGTGAGCCATGCTGAATCGGGAATCCGGCTGACTGTCGGTGTCCTCCTCCACCAACTGCTCGGGCCATCTTACCAAGATCTAGCTTACCTCGTCCCCGAAGTGATACCTTATTGGCTAGAAAATCCACAGCCATAACATATTCTATCTCGGGGTAGTGATTTAGTACCTCATGACAAGCTTCACTAATGAATCTATCTATAGCAATCATAGCATAGGTATTGCCTCCAGCATCCTTCGATACAGAAGCTGATACTACTGCACTAGCTATGTATCGTTTAATCTCTTCTTCCCTCATTTCCAACAACATTTCCTCAGTATCTGTGAGTTTGACCGAGGGGTTAGCTAGGAATCGTTCGAAGAATCTCGGGATACCGTAGATACTCAGCAATCGATTCAGCTTCAATGCCTCCTGTGAAGGACCAGCTCCTCCGCCCCAGGTGTCATAGTTGTTGACTAAGGTAACCAATGGCTTTAGGTCCTCAATCATAAACCTGGTACTCATTACTTCAAACATCAGCTGAGTAGCAGATTTTGTGATATCTACCAAAGCCCATTCAAACTTCTCGGCCATCCACTTTGCAGTAGCGTGGTGGTCAATCAGTTCGAAGTTACCTCTTTTATCTACCTCCTCACATAGCGAATCATCGCTCAGAGAGAGGTCAGACATCATAATCGGAGTCTTGCTAGGCAAGGTCTCCAGCAGATCTTTGACCACATCATTTACTTCGGCATAGTCACTGAAGTTCGTGACTGCGCCTGGGAAGCACTTGTTGTAGACAATTGCGCATCCAAGTCCATCCAAGTCCTTGTGAGTAATTAAAACCCGTCCAGTAAGCTCTTTTTCAAGTTTACTCATCATCTAAACCTCCTAGGTATTTATATTTTTTATTCTCCATTGTTAGGAATCCTTTTGCTCGAAGGTACGAAATCTCCTGCTGAACCATCTTCTTGTCTAATCCTCGACACAGTTCAGTCATTGACTTCGGCCCATCACATAGTCGTTGTAAGAGGTCAGCCCGTACGTCTTTATTCTGACCGCACTTGACATTTACCTCAGTACTTATGATAGTAGGTTTATACAGGTCGCTACCGGGCTCGCCCATCGTAAACTGTATTTTCACAGGGGGTAATGTGCCGTAGGATCTGGGGAACTCACGATAGAAAGTGACAGTATGTTCTTCACTCTCCTCAGTTTGTGCATTGATCTGTGAGTCAACCCATGCCCTAAATGCCTGTGAACCCAGCATTCTAGTGGACCGGTCTCCTTTACTATTCTTATTCCAGTGATGGAGAACGACAACAGCACAGTTGTATTTCTTAGCCAGGTTGTGCAGTAACCAGTTCATCATTGGAGCAACTTCTTTCATTGAGTTCTCATCAACTCCGCTCATCATCATATATAATGAGTCAAGTATAACCATCTTTGGGTGGTACTGACTGACAGTTTCCTCTAACCAATCCTTATCTGACTCATCTGTCAAGTTCAGGTTGTAGTCCACCGAGTAGAATGGTATGGGCATCTCTACGAACTCAATTTTACCATTAACTTCCTGGGCATCAACTATTGTCTCAAGCCCTTTGTAACACAGCATCTTCTTGATTCTGTCATCTACTGACCAGTCCGGGTTCTCATTCTGGATATACAGTACTGCGCCACTATTATGTACCGGATAGGTACCAAACAGTGATGTGCCAGAAGCTACACTAATAGCCATTTCCATGACCAAGATACTCTTGTAGCTCTTTGGTGGGCCAGCGATGATACCATGTGACCCCACAGGCCAGAATCCTTCAATGAGCCAACCTGGTGGCTCCAGCCTTCGTGACATTCGTTCCGTCAGTGACAATACCTGGGGCTTTTGTTTCTCTGCCTTAGCTGTCGCTGGCGTAACTTTACCAATATTACTCTGTACCTTCTCGAACTCCCGTTCCCAGCATCGTAGCTCATCTCGTCGTCCCCGGAACTTATTCAGTCCGGAGTTCATCAGCATTTGGATGATATCTTCTACAGGTATGCCAGTTTTATACAGCTCGTGCTCAAAGGCAAATAACGTGCCTGACCTATCTATGAAGTTCTCGTTTACATCAGAGTCAGACATCATAAGCTTAATTATCATGTCTTTGCTCAGGTGTTCACCATACTTCTCAATAAGTTTGAACAAGGGTTGAGCTATCTGGATATCATCCAAATCATCATGCTGTGCGATAGGTTCGGGACTCAGACTAAAGTCTGACTTTGCATATTTTCTGTGGTCCTTGTGTAGTAACCTGACCTTTGGTAGTCCGTGGTATTTATGATTGATACATCCTGGTATTCTTAATACCTTCGTTACTGTCCAACAGTTCTTATCGGCCCCTAACATATAATTGAAATCCCGATTTATGGGTTCAAAAGTTTCGATGTCAAGGTGTTCCTCTAAGTACCATACTGCAGCGTATCGCTTGGGTGAACTCTCCCATAACACAGATGGGGTATAGTCCTCGGGAGGATAAGCAGCATCAAGGTCAGAGTGCATACACTTAACAGGTAGTGCATACTCTCTCTTTCGTGAGGGTTTACTGAAAACATGAGGGCACCAGTATACGTCCATGCCTATGTCATTCTGTTCCCTGATATAAGGGATAATGTGGTCCTTATCTTCAGGCCACTTAAATGCATGGTCAGTCCATGTTCCTGGTTCACAGCTCTTGTTTCCTACTTCCCGTAGTCCAGAAGAGATAAATACATACCCGCTTTGGTCATTGTGCTCCCAAACGTCAAGTAGTACTATCGCCTCTTCCATCCGAGTTCCTCCTAATGTAATCTTCCAATGCCTCAATAGCAATCCTTCTAAAGGATCTGGGGCCATATAACTTCTCGGCTTCATTCACTAGTTCTGCAGGAAAGTTTATCGCCACTCTCACTGTTTCCCCTATGAAACTATACTTTGACCGAGGCATCTCTTTCACAGTAATGCCTGTGTCGTACAGCCGATGAAGCATATAGTTCAGGGTCTTGGCCATACTAACTGAGGATGATTTAGCAGCCTTCTCGGCCTCCTCATACAACTCAGTAGGTATCTTCACATGAAGTAGTGCCCGTCTCCCTGATGGCGTCAACTCAGCCTTTAACATCTCTTTTGGATTCATATCGGGGTACTCTTCTAAAAGCTTCCGGCTTACATAGGTTGGGTCAACCTTTCCTTTATGAACCCGTATCGCCATAGCTACAATGTCAGCCTTCTTTACTCCCTCCTCGTAAGCATACAGTATCTGGTTTATAGCCCAGGTAATAGGCAGGTTCATATCAACTTTTCCGTCCAATTTATCACCTCCTTTCTTACGCATTTGCAGTGGTTAATTATGAGTACTAGGGTCAGGGTTGGCCCCAGCTGCCTCCAATACGTGCCGTCTCAAGTTCTCTGCTTCTTCCTCCTGGCCAGCTGATACTAGCTCATGGTATTGATCCCGTACCTTTTCCATCACTTCCTCCACAGTATTCTTGTGGAAGTAAGTCTTCAATAGCTGACCAATCTGGCAGATATCTCTTTCTGTGAGATCCACAAAGTCAGGGCCCTCATCGGTCATACCCTCCTTCATTATCAGGATATCTCCTACAATAGGGTTACCGTGGCTAGAGTAACCATACAGCTCACTAGCGATATGGTTGAAAGGCAGGTGCTTGTTCAGCCCGTTGTCGTCACACAGGATGACAAACTCTCGAGGCCATTTGCGGTAGTTAGCTCGTACGACCTCGAAGTATCCATCAATAGTTAGTGCAATATCCTGCCATACAGGTTCGTTCAGATTCACAGTGGAGACCTTATTGTCTGTTGTGATTTTAATAGCTTTCATCGTTTACCTCCTCGCCCATTCGGGCCAATCTGCATTAGGAATCATTTGAACCAAAAAGTCCTTTTGGCTCCAGCCCTTCGCCATTGATTAAATAATCTTCCATTGCCTTAATCGGTCCGGCCAGGTCCACCGCATAGTCGTTTCCGCTAACCAAATCAATTCCAATTTTTATCGGCACAATTGCCCCGTTACATTTCGGGCAACGGTTCCCCGCAAAGCTGTCATGCTTTCTCTTGCTTTTGAACAAAACCAGGTGGCCACACATTAAACACATATAGCCAGTATTATAAGGCTTCATTTTGCCTGCCTCCTTTCGCCCATTCGGGCATCTCAATCAGAGCTTGCTGGTGGATGTCATTCTTTACCTCATCGACAATGGCTGTGGCTTCCTCTCTGGTGTAGCCGATAATTGCCTGAAGCTCTTCTATCGTAGTATAGTATGCAGCCAGATACATCTGGGTCTCCTCACGGATAGAGAATAACGTGGTGATCTTTGCAGAGTTTAGCTTTTCCTCGTCAGTCATCATGCTAGCTCTCTGTCTAGCAACATCCCTCATGTGATTGATTAAAGTATCTCGGTCCATTGAATACCTCCTCGCATCGTTGTGCGAATTCCTTTCTCTCAGCTTCTTCGATAAAATACACAGGATATACTTCTCCATTATAGACAGTGGTGACGATGATATTGTCTGGCTCACAGGGAAGGTCCGGATTCTTCTTCTTTACAAAGTAAGACTCACCCATGTAAGCTACTGGTCTGCAGGCCATCATATCTAATCCTCCCAATGCCCACATAGTGTGAGCTTCTTACTATACTTTAACTTATTCAGGAACTGCTGGTAGGGCCTGTACTCGGTGAAGGTTTTCTCGAACCGTTGGCCCTTGTCATTTATTAGCTGGACGTAATACATCCTAGTTTACCTCCGGGTCATCGCCCATGTACTCAAGGAGCATATGCATCTCTTCACAGGTGAGGGTAATGCCCTTGCCCATCTTCTCATGGTTTGGTGCCCAGTCCCGAATGTCATACTTTGCGGGATTACCGTTCCAGCTGACTAGGTTCACTTCCTTCTGCCAACCTTTGAGCCTTCGCTCAGTACTCCAATGTGCTTCTCAATCTTGTAAGTAAAGTCGCTACTCATTTTCTTTCCCTCCTAATACATCTTGTGCGATACCAATAACTACAGCGGGGTGGTCCATAATAATGTCAAAGTTTCCCTCCACCACGGATGTCTTATGCAGCCTGTACTCTCGATACAGGATGAACAACTCAAATCGGTCAGTCTCAGTATTATAGGTCAGATAGGCATTGTACTCCTCGTTGTTGTACCGGAGCTTTAGTCGTCGGTAGATCAGGTACTCAGGCCCAAATTGGGTGGAGCATTTGTCGGGTGAAGTTTTAAGGTCCTCATCACAAAGGAGGACATACCTGCGGTAATTACTCTCTTTCCGCTTCATGGCGTGTCCTCCTAATAAGTGTGTTGTTATTCATGGTGTGCTCCTTTCGTCGTGAAGGCTATCGTTTGATTATAATTCATTATATCATACTAGGTATGCCTTGTAAACCACATTTTATATACAGCGTTCGCAGATTTTATCTGATCTATGCAGAAAATCTAGTGTTTTAACTGTAGTAATCTAGAATTTTGGAAATATCTGTCTGCACTCTGCAGATGCAGATCTAGAATCTAGTTGGCTATGTGAGAAAGTTAGGGTGTGGGGTTATGGGTACTTTTTGGGCTATTGAAACGGTTAGTGTTTGGGAATCCAGAATGTAAAGATACAGACTGTACCAGTGCAGATGCAGTCTGGCCAGATTCTGTGTCTTTTCTTGGTGTACTAATACAGACTACTACAGGGATTTGTCTAGATTGTCGGAGAGGGTAGTTTACTGTATCTGGGGTACTGGAGTCTGTACTAGTACACTGTAGATTCTAGAATTTTTAGCATCTAGATTTTTAATGTATCTGTATTATATGCATATATAATATGCATATAATACAACATTGAAAATGCCGGATTTCCTGTATGATGATGATTTGGTTAGTGTTGGCTGTTGAGGTACAATTGAATGAAGTCAAAGATTGTTAGAGGGTATGACCCAGCGTAGTCATATGTCCCATCGTCTGCTCCTCGATGAGGACGGGTATGTTCGTCGTAGGAGTAGGCTTGCTGGATGATAACAGGTGATGGGGGTTGGTTGTCGGGGTCTGGGGGTATGTCATCGACGATATCTAAGTATGTGCTGACAACCTGGGAAGAGGTGATTGGGTCGAAGTTGTTTGGTATGCTGAGTATAGCCAATGACGGAGGAGTACGATGGGGGTTGTAGTTAGTGGTCGGGTATGAGTATTCCACTGTGATACCGAAGAATTCTAGGGCGTGGACTGCGTCTGCCTCTTCGATGAGGCCTATAATGTCGTCTGCATCTGTGATGTCCTCATAAGGGTCAGGAGCGTAAGGGTTAGAGGTCGGGTCGGTTGGGTCCGGCCAGGTGTTTGATTCGTTGAGTTGGCTGAGGGTACGGAAGATGTCCTCAGATGTGAGGGTCCATCTTGTGAGATTGTGGTTGCTCTGGGTGAGTGTTGACATGACTGTCTCCTTTCTATGCGTTAGTGAGTGAGTTAGTTGGTGTAGGGGGTGAGAGATTCGATGAAGGTGTTGTAGGCATCGATCTCGGGTTGTGGGGCTTCTAGGGGAACGAGTAGGTCGATGGTCAGTTTGTAATCAGGGGGTGGGTTGGGTGTAGTGTTCGTAAGGTACGGGTGTGAGGGTATGATTGATGAGTGGTCGGAGTATGGGTTAGGGCTGATGGAGACTGTACCGAACGGTGAGTATCCTGTGAGTGATGGAGAGTGTTCGTGTGATGGCTTGGACAGGTAGATCGTGGTGTAGTGTTCGGGTGACTCCATCTTGTCGATCTCGAATACGGTATCTTGTAGGGAGTTCAGTAGGGTGTGGACATGGGCGCGAATGTTGTTAATCTCGCGGAGTGAGGAGACCGTAACGGTCCGGTTGTAGTGCATGGCTGCGAAAATGTCGTTAGAGTGTAGTTTCATGGTGTACCTCCTGTGAATGATGGGGATGACGATGACGACAGAAAAGAAGGTCAGGCGTTATGCCTGAACCTCCCTTTTGATATTGTCGAAGTTGGGTGTGCCGAATTTGGTGGCAAGGTATGCGATGACAGCATTGGCCTCGGATTTGGTCAGGTTCCATCCTGATTTGTGGATGTGGTTATCCGAGAAGTATTTGCGGAGGTAGCGTCGGATCGTTCGGCCTTGGTCCTCCAATCTGAAGATAGTGTCTAAATCCTTCGGTGTCATGTTGTCCCATACCGGAAATTCAGGCGCATTGCGTTTGATTTCATCAATAACGGATTTGGCATTGGCCTTCGTTTTTTCATCGGCTACGATGATGATTTCCTCCGCGATTTCGTCGGTCGCGATTTCCTCGATATTAATGTCGTCGATATTAATGTCGATGGTGGGTGTTGTTTTCTTGGCCATGATGTGGACCTTCCTTTCGTTATTGAGCGGGATGCTCGTTTGATTTGTTTGTTAATTCATTATACCATGACGGGATACGAATGTAAATAGGAAATAACCCCATATTTAAATTGTCATAATTGTTTCTCCAATGATGACAATTCGCTACGACTCACTGCATATGATGATACGATGATATGACACGACATATTCGAGATGATGGGGCTGAACGAAAACCGCCTAATCGTCTGACTCGTCATGCATGATGATGACATGATGTCATGCAGTAGAACAGTAATGGGGTAATGCAGTGATGGGGTAATGTGCTAGCGGTTTAGCACAGTGATGTGCTGATGTGCTAACGCAGTGATGTATGCATGGGGCGAGAGAGTGCAGTGCGTGTAGTAGGCGTGGTAGTACAGGGCATGGGGTATGGGGTATCATTCGCCATCCCGGTAGGGGCCCCATGGGGGTAAGCAGGGCGTGGGGTTATATCATAGCATTTCACAAACACGTCTGCGCCCTTATCCCCATATGCCAAATATCAACCCCGGGGTCACTAATAAGCCCTATGCCTAATTCTAGAAAAAGTGGTTGACAATACTCACCTCCTGTGGTATAATGAAAGTAATGAATAAGATATTCCTGTGAATAGGAGGTAAATCTATGGCAAGAAAAACTATCGTAATCGACATTGGCCACGGTGGTAAGGACCCCGGAACTAGTGGCAAAGGCATGCTCGAAAAGAAGGTTAACTACAATGTAGGCATGGAGCTGAAGAGATTGCTCTCTGCCAAAGGCTTTAATGTAATCTGCACCCGAGAGGTAGATAAGTATCTTTCCCTACCTGCACGAGGCAGGATCGCTACAGCAAACAAAGCCGACTTTATGATCTCTGTCCACCACAATGGAGCTGCTAACCCCAAAGCTGCGGGCTATGACGTAATCTATGAGAGCAACAAAGCCACCAATGCTCAGTCAAAGAAAATGGCGCTCTTAATCGCTAATGAGTTCAAGAAGCTTGGCCAGAAAGAGCATCGAGCCTTTAGCCGACCCTATAAAAATACTGGCGAGGATTACTACACAGTCATGAGCTCCACGAGAGTTCCTGTGGTCATTACTGAGTACGCGTTCATGACTAGCCCAGAGGATGTGGCAAAGATTGATACCTTTACTGAGCAGTGGGCCGAGGCAGCAGCCATCGCTCGAGCTGTGTGCCGATACTTTGGAGTGGAGGTGTACTAATGAGTGAGATCAGCAACGCAGAAACAAAGATTAAGATGACCCGCGTACTTAATGAGTATGCGAAATGTGGCGTAATCGGCACAGCCTGTGATAGAGCAGGAATTGCCCGGTCTCAGCACACGAAGTGGTTGGATAACTTCCCAAAGTACAAGGAGCTCTACGAGATCATGAGGGAGCGGTTTGTGGACGGGCTGGAGGTTGTGGCGATGGAGCGAGCCAAAGAGAAAAGTGACTCGCTGATGATGTTCATGCTGAAGGCTCACAGGAAGGATGTCTACGGTGACCAGTCTAAGATTGACCTGAATATGCAGGGTAACCAGCCGATTACACTGATGTTCGCTGAGGGCATGCTCAATGATGAGGAGAAGAAACTCCTGGCGGGTGACAGTGATGAAGATTAGGGAGTTAGATTACCGGATAGAGTATGTTCCTGCTGACAGCCCGGAGCTGTTTGTTGAGGGGGAGCAGAGGCTCGGCATATGTAACTACTTAAAGCAGATTATCTTTATTAGTAATGACCTTACTACTGTTAGGAAGCGCAGGATCTTAGCTCATGAGCTGACCCATGCGTTTATTGAGGCGTATGGTCACTATGCTCGGAGGAACAGCTTTGACGCTGAAGATATCTGTGAGTTTGTATCTACCTATGGTCGGGAGATTCATGAGTTGACGGAGGAGGCTATGAGATGAGTGAGAAAGCGATCTGGTATTTAACTAGGAGGTTGACTAATGGCTAGACCTAAATGGATGCAGTTTGCACCACCCCAGAAGCTAGCATCGTACGAGCCGCATGAGTTCCAGAAGGTGTTTCACCAAGACCAGCACAAGTATAGGGCTGTGGTTTCTGGCGTAGGGGGCGGTAAGTCACGAATGGGCTGCGAGGAAATTGTAAAGTGGTCACAGCTGTATCCAGGAAGTTTAGGGGTGATTGGGCGGCTGACCGCTAAGTCTTTACGAGAGACAACTCAGAGAAGGTTTTTCGAGGTCTGCCCCCAATCGCTTATTGCTAACTACAACAAGTCTGATGAACACTTGTGGATAAAGACGAATGCTGTGACTGAGGATGGTAGACCTATCTACTCTGAGATCCTGTTTATGCATTTGGATGAGCCTGGGCCGTTGGGTTCTTTGGACATTAGCTACTTCTGGATAGATGAGTGCCATGAGCCAGATGGGCAGGAAGTACCTGAGGCTACGTTCCAGATGCTGACTGCACGACTCCGGCATCCTGTGGGCCCTCACCGTGGCTTTATTACCTCTAATAGTGGTGGTAAGGACTGGGTCTGGAATCGGTTCTTTAACGAAAAGAACATTAAAGAGGAGTACATCGGGTGGACGACTAGCTCGATGAGTAACGCGAAGTACTTGCCTCCGGGGTATGTAGAGGAGCTTATGAGGAATAACCCGAAGACTTGGGTCGACCGGTTTATTAACGCAAGCTTTGATGCGTTCGAGGGGCAGATATTTACGGATTATGACGAGGACTTGCATGGCTATAGAGACTCTGACGGGTATGAGGTGAGCCAGAGTTGGGAGCATGGGGCGGGATTTGACTTCGGGGTTACTGCTCCTACTGCCACCATCCTGTGTTGTGTAGACCGGGACGGAGATCTTTGGGCCTATGACGAGATCTATGAGGCTGACGCGGATATTCCGGAGTACTCGAAGAAGGTAAAAAAGAGGGGGTTTGATACGCTGTATGCTGACCCCTCGGTAGTAAATAAGGGTGCTAACAAGAAAAGTCCTAAGGAATTATATATGGAGGAAGAGATATGCCTGCTTCCTTCCAGTAATGACACAGACTTTTTCTTGAGTATGTTCCGGCAGATACTTCGGAAGAGGAAACCAGATGGGTCGGTGTGCTTCCACATTAATCTAGACCGCTGTCCGCACCTGGCAAATCAGATAAAGCAGGCGGCATGGGATCCTAAAACGATAACTGGGAGCACTCACGACAAGATGAAGCTAATGGAAAACCATGCTCTAGACGCATTTAAGTATTTTATCAATATGTATGGGCTAAACCCCTCTGTGCTTGAGCCTGTGAAACCTGGAAATAATATGAAAGCTATTGCTCATACCGTTAGAGGGGAGTGGGAGCATGAGTCTTATTGGGAGGATGCAGACTTTGACTCTGAGGATTACGCCTACCGTAGTATAAAGGAGGAAGCATGATGGTAATAGCCCTATATATATTAGTATGTTTCATTATTATATTGTCCTTCGCGACAGGTTATCTGTTGGGAAGAATGATAGAGTCCGGAAAAGTTGTGCCAGATAGTGAGAAACCGGAGAATACACCTTACAAGAAGGTGAGAAATCGGATTCCACGGGTGAATTTTGGGGATCAGCTAGATCCAATTGTTCCTGAAGCTACTAAAAGACTAGACATTGAGGTTAAAGAGGAGGTAGATTATGAGTAAAGAACCTGTTATGCCTATGCAAACAGAGAAAGAGAAGAAGCTTTGGGAACATATTATCACTTGTTTCCGTGCTTCTTATCTTTATAAGGAGTCGCTAGGGCTGACAAAACTCTGGCAGACCTGTGAAGCCTATTGGGCGGGAGATGTAAACCTGTCGGAGAGTGAAGAGGACCCTGGTTCCGAGACAAATATTGTTCAACCAATAATTGAATCCCAGGTTGCAGATCTTGTGGATGGGTCAATGGACTTCCTTGTGAAAGGTATGGAGCCGACAGACACTCCTCACACTGATAAAGTGAGACACGTCTTAAAGTGGGCTTGGTACATGAACAAGATGACTCCGACTCTGGATATGTTCGAACGAGAAAGACTAAATTACGGCACCTGTGGTTTCCGAGTGGGTTATGACCCTGACGCCTGTGCAGGAAAAGGTATGCCTACCATTGACTATGTAGGAGTTGAGGAAATGTTCCCAGATCCAAAAATTAAGGACTTTAGGAACTTAAATGATGGGGACTTCTTCATACGAGCTATTCCTTATAATCTGAAAGCTTTGGTTAGAAGGTTCGGTGATAAGGCTAAGCTTGTAAAGGCAGAAGGGGCTTTCTCTGCATATGACCCTCGTATCTTCAAAGACCAGGATGATAACTCTGGGGTTGATGATATTATCCGAGCACAGTGTCTGCTGTATGAGTACTGGGAGATTGATGAGGATGACAAGCTTCGTAGGATCTACGCAGCTGGCGGAGTAATTCTAGAAGATTCTGCAGATAATAAGAATGAGGATGGTAGCCATGACGACTTTTATGCTCATGGTAAGTATCCCTATGTTATTATTCCTTGCTACAAGAAAAAGGGCCGGCTCTGGGGTATGGGAGATACTGAACAGCTGATTCCTACACAGGACCTTATCAATGACTTGGATGACCAGATTAGAATGAACGCCCGGTCGATGGGTAACTTGCAGATTGTAGTTGGTCAAGCTGCTGGTATTAATATCCGGAAGTGGACTAATCTACCAGGCTTGAAGATTCCTGCAAAGGATGTTAATGCCTGGAAACCTGTAGTACCTTACCCGATTCCTGCCTATATTCCTGCCCGAAGATCTGAAGGGTTTAAGGAAGCTGAGATTATCTCTGGTCGATCTGACGTTACGGAAGGTAGACGAAGTGGTTCCTTACGATCTGCGGCTGCTATCTCACAGATGGTTGATGCAGGATCTCGACGAGCTAAGCACAAGAAGCTTATGCTGCAGGAGGGTCTAAAACAGGTCATGGAGCTAGTCTATGAGTATGTCTGTGAGTTCATGGATGTGGAAAGAGCATTTGACTTTGAAGATGGTATGAAGAAGGAGTCTATGTGGTTCAAGGGTTCAGACTTCAAACAGCTTCCTGTGAAGACACTGAATGAAAACTATAACCCCACTGAAGGTGACCCGAAGACTGATATGTATAAGACTCTGCTTGATGAGAATGGTGAAGAAATGACCCGTAAGGGTGAGTTTATGATTGAGATAGACTTTGGGGCTGGTATGCCTAACTCTCCGTCCTTTATCTATCAGTCTACCATTGAACTTCACCGAGAGAATATCATCACTCAAGAAGAGGCCAGAGCTACCTTAAAGACTGTACTGAACTACCCTGTGGTCGATCCGTACAACCCACAAGGTAAGTTTATTGGTAGAAATAATTCTGCCGAGCAGTTGGCTATGGCTAATGGCTTGCCGATGGAAGGCGGTGAAGGAATGATGCCTCCTCAGCAGGTACCTGGCCAAGAGATGATGCAGATTCCCGGAATGCCCGGACAGATGCCTGGCCAAGAGATGGACCCGCTGATGATGTTAGAACAAGCTATTCAGCAGTTGCCTCCTGAGATTCTGCAACAGATAATCGGAGGCTTAACGGGAGGTGCTCCTAATGCTATTGCTTAAAACAGATAAGGAAGAGCAACTAAGGAAGCATTTTCTACACGCTACTTCTGATGGTATGGTTGGATTATACCTTAGTGACAGACCGGGGGCAAAGAGGGTTAACTCTCTCCCCATTTGTCCTAAGTGTGAGAGGATAGGTTTTAGAGATAAAGGATGGTTGGAGAATATGGTCATGACTTGCCCACACTGTGGGTATAATGGGAAAACTGATACAGTTTACTCAGAATACAAAAAAGACCAGAAATTCTTGTAAATCTTAGTTGACAAACCTGACCTTCTGTGGTATAATGAAAGTAATGAAACGGGACACAGCTCCGTTATGCTGAATTCGCTAACTCGGCGTCAAGAGTGGAGGTTTATTATGACAGTATCCCAGAAAGATTACCAAGCACAGGTCACTGCAGGATTAGGAGCTACGGATGATAATGCCGTATTATCTCTGAGTCCGGAAGATATGGGAGTTGAAGAAGGTGCAGGACAAGCTCAAGTGGAGCCAACTACTGAACCTGAGGTTGATGTTCCTGAAGATACAGCAGGTGTCGAAGGTACTGAGACTAATGCCGAAACTGTTTACTCTAAAGAACAGGTACAGGCTATTGTGCGAAGCAGAGTTGCTAATTACCAGAAAAAGTTAGATAAGCTAAATCAGGCAGATTCCGCTATTGAGCGAATCGCTGAGGTATCTGGCTTAAGTAAGGAACAGCTCATTACCCGTCTGAACAGCATGTCTGATGCTGAGCAGGCAAAGATTTTAGGGATTCCGCCTGAGCAAGTAGCTCATGTAAGAGCCACTCGAGCGGCACAAATGGAAAGCGATAAGCAAATTAAAAAGCTCAATCGTGAGCTCGAACTTACTCAGCTTAAGGCTGACAAACAGTACTCAGACATTGACCTATTTATGGACGATGTTCTGGCTAAAGTTGAAGACCACCCGTCCCTGTCCTTGAAAGATGCTTATACATTAGTCAAAGGTGAACTAGGGATTACGGCTAAAGTCCGAGATGCTGAACAGAGAGTACTAAACAGTCAGGCCATAGCCAAACAAAAGAAAGCAGCCAATCCTGTGGGTGCTGCCCAAGATGCTCCGCAAAAAATGTCTCAGGCTGTCCTGAGTGGTGCGAAGACCGTAGGGATGGACCCGGCCCAGTATGCTGCTTTCCAACAGATAGATAATCTCGATGCTTATAGAGCATTTAAGAAAGCCCAGAAAGGGGGAAGTTAAGACATGGCAGAAAAATTTAAGTATGTTCGTTCCTTGTGGGGTACTGGCGGTCCTACTGTGATGAAAGTTGTAATAGGAGCCTCTCAGACTATCGCAAAAGGTGACCTGATTATGGTCGATGCTAGTAATGGTAAAGCCGTCGCCGCTGGCGCTGCTGCTACCGGAATCATCGGTCTTGCTCTTGCTGACATCACCACAGGAGTTACTGCGACTGATGCAGACACTCTGGATGTTATTGCCCTGAACAGAGATTCTGTTATCAGAGCTACTAACTACACCGGAGGAAGTGTAGACAATGCCACCTCGGCAATGTGCTGGGGCAAAGCGAAGTATGATACTCAGTCTGATGGTAAGATTGACTTCAACGATACTACAGGCGGTTTCCTGATTCCGATCGCGCCTTCGGCAAACGGGACCACAGATTGTGTTATTTCTGGCGCGGCTCTTTGGAACGCATAGGAGGTGAAGAAGTAAATGAATACTAGTGCAAACTTTCAGGAATTACTGGAACCTAAGTTCAGGGAAATCTTCTTCGATGCCTATGATGAGATCCCCGAACAGTTCTCTGATGTTTTCCAGGTGAAGACATCCAAAAAAGCTAAGGAATATGACTTCCATATGGCAGGAACCGGCCTGTGGGATGTTAAGAATCCTGGCCAGAATATTAACGAAGAAGACATGGCAAAGGGCGACGAAGTCAGCTATGTTCACACTGCCTATGCTAAGATGATTCAGGTTGAACGTGAGTTCGCTGATGACGATATGTATGGTGTGGTTGAAAAGCTGCCTAGACAGTTGGGTATTGGTGGTAGAGCTACTGTAGAAACTACAGCTGCTGCTATCCTGAACAACGCCTTCTCTGTGAACGGCTATGATGGAGTTCCTCTGTTCTCTGATTCTCATCCGCTGATTAAAGGTGGAGTTGCTGACAACTTGATGACAGCTTCTGCCTTGAATGATACCAACCTGAAAACTGGTATCACTATGATGAGAACCAACATGAAGACTGAGGAAGGTCTGAAAATGCAGGCTCGAGCAAAGAAGCTGGTTGTATCCCCCGATCTGGAGTTCACAGCCATGACTCTGCTTCAGTCCTCCGGAGTAGTAGGAAGTGGAAACAATGATACCAACGTTCTGAAGGGTAGACTCTCCCCTGTGGTGCTTGACTACCTGACTGATACCAACGCTTGGTTCCTGATGGATCCCGCTATTGCTCAGCTGATCTTCTTCTGGAGAGTTAAACCCGAATTTAAGCAGTCCGAGAACTTTGATGGCATGGTAGCTAAATATAGGGGATACCTGAGATTCTCTGTTGGTTACTCTGACTGGAGAGGTATCATCGGTAACGCTGGAGCATAAGGAGGTAAGTCATGTCACAAGATACTACTAACTTCCTGAAACTTGATTGCGACGAAATAACTGCTGATAAAGCGGTTGTTACCGAGGTCAATGGCCGTACTGATGCCATCACTGTGATAGCTGATGTTGGTGCAGCAGACCTGACTTTAACTGCTGACCAGAAAAAAGCTAGACTGGTTGAGGTAACTGCAGCTAGTGCTAAGAATTTGATTCTTGGGTTAGATGCTGGTCAATGGATAGTTGTTAAAAACAATGATGCTGATACAGCATTGTTAGTTAAAAACAAATCGGCTGACACCGCCTTATCTGTTGCAGCTGGTAAGTCCGCGCTAGTAATAGCCGGTACTGGAGGAGCTATCGTCTCGATACTGACGGCTTAACGAATTATTAACAAAAGGGACGAGAGCGATCTTGTCCCTTTTTTTATACCAGAAAGGAGGGTAACATGACTGGCACTCAAATCAAAGCTGCTGTATTCAATCTGACGAAGGATAGAAACTGGGATGCTACTTCTGATGCTGCTCACGAACTGATTAAGGATTGGATGAGTTTAGCTATAGAAGAATTTCCTCCAGAAGCTATCGAGTGCGGAGTGGATCCCCTAATCAACGTATTAGCTGGAGAACACTATGAACTCCCTGTGGACTTTGTAGCTGTTAGTAACTACGAGGTACATGATGGTAACGGTGACCTGATGGAGACTCGAAGCCCTGAGGATCTAGAGTTCACAGCTGATGGTCAGATTATCTATCCTATAGATATTGAATTTGGCAGACTCAACTATTTCCCTATCCCTGTGTTTGAGGATGTAACCGATGAGATACCTATTAATAAGATATTTCATACCGCCTTAGTTTACTTCTTCTATGCTCAGTATTACTATCAGTCCGGTGAAGGAGATTATGAGGAACATAAAATGGCTGATAGCTATATGTTCCGATATGATAGAATAAAGAATCAGAAGCTGAATACCTTGATGAATAAGGTCTCTGATAATGAGCCGATGAGAACAACTGATGTTATGCCTAAACGATCTCGAGGATTAACAGGAGGAAGTGATTTCTATGAGTAGCGGATCTTTCAAGGATGATCTTACTATAAAGAAAATCGGGGGGATAGATACCCGTCCCTCTCGTGAATCTGCCCGATTCTCCGAAGGGAAGAACTTCTATACTCGTGGGGGATCTATGTTCTCTCGTCCAGGCAGTGTAGTATTGGCCACAGCCCCCGTGGGTACAGTTACTTCAATGTATTCAGCTCCTATCCCGGGCTCAGATACTTTGCTCATTGTTCAGTTAGGTACTAAAGTCTATCACTATGTGGATGAGATTTGGACCGAGAAATATACTCTTAGCTCTGCAGTACCTTTGAAGTATACTCGATTTATCAACAAGGTAGTGATGGTCAACGGTACTGACCGAATTATGATGGATATTACTACTGGAGTATATGAGACTTTAGTTGTTGCTGGTTTAACTCAGATCCCTGAACTAGCCTATACAACTACCTGGAGATTTAGGGTATGGGGTTGGAACCCATTAGCCAGTGATGCTCACCTATTAAAGTTTTGTGGCTATGATGAGAACACGATGATTGACCCGAAAGTTTGGCCCCCTACCTTCACTCTTAATGTAGGAGGCACTGCAGGATCCCCTGTGTTTGGGGCCTTCTCTGCGGGCAATCACTTACTGGTTCTGACAGAGACTACCTATACTCCGATCTATGGTAACACAGAAGAAGACTTCGAGATAGGTACTTCTGGTACTACTAGTGTCTTACGACCTGGAGTCATGGAAGAAATCAATGGAGTCATCCTGTGGCTAGGTAAGGATGTGAATAACCGGCTAATCGTCAATATCTATTCAGGTACTGAACCTGTTACTATCAGTGAACCTATTGCTGATTATTTGGATGATGTGGATTTAGAAAAGGTATTTACGAGGTCTTTCTTTAATCAGTTCTGGGTAATTAACCCAAGAACAACAGATACCTTAGTCTGTGTCTACGATCTACAGGAACGAGAATGGTTCATTTACGAGCTCCCATTTGTGGTCTCGTCTGGTACCGTGTTTGGGGAATACTTGAAAGATGATTATATTTATCTTGGGTCTGCCGCTAGGGTCATAAAATTAGACCCTCTGGTTGATACTGATATTAATGATGCAGATATTATAACAGCGTTTACACTTGGTCCTATCGCAGTAGAAAGTAGAATTTTGAAGCCAAAAACGGTTCATGTTACTGCGATCCCAAGTAATAACTTTACCTTGTCTCTAACTCAGGTAGTGGATGATAACCCTGAACCTACAAGTTTACCAATACCATTCACCACCTCATCCCCTGTGAAGCAGGTAACCGAGAACATCAAAGTGTCTCGTGATAAGGGTTATAATATGTCTTATCGGTTCAGTACAACTGACAAGATAAATAAAATCAACGGCTTTACCGTAATCTTCAAAGGGAAGGGGTTGAGGTAGTGCCCACAGTAGGAATTAAAAAGATAAGATATGAGGACAGTCCTCAAACTCTTACTGACACAGTCAATAAGAACTTCCAGATACTGGAATGGTTACTAGGTGGTAAGTTAAATGGTACTAATCTCAATGAGGACTACCTAGAAAACTTTATCGCTAACCATGTTCAGGCTGGGGACATCCTGATTACGAAGGGTACCGATGCTCGAGTAGTCTTGAATGAGTCACAGATAGCTATGCAGGTATCTCCTGACGGGGGGACTACTTGGGTGAGCAAGGTTTACTTTGACTCAATCACTGGCCAATATATCTTTGATGGTGTTCTATCAGCTGATGTTATTAATGCCTTATCGGCTATTATTACTCCTAACCTGTATGCTGAGAAAGCTACAATTGCGGAGATTACGGTTGACCAATTAGACACCTCAGATAAAGTAGCTAAATATCTTAGCTTTGACGCTTCAGATGTTAACTATGTGAAGATATATGACCAGAATGTGGAATTCATTACTGCTACCACAGACGGACTAGAATCAGAGCAAGCCACTAACAGGTTGGGTCAACTACTGTACTGGGTTGATGATACACATGATGTGGCTAGTACTGAAGTAACTGATTACCCCGTGATGATTTTTAAGTATAATGAGCTAGCTAAAAGGCAGATATCTTTTAAAAATGACGGTACTAATTATGTCCCCGTAGACGCTTGGGGGGCTGGAACCGGGGTCGGAGATAATGATAAGTTATTTATGTACAAGCCCGCAAATAAAGCAGTTTTAGAATACTTTCATTCTATCACGGGCAGTAGGAGTGCAGTTGAGTTTTCTGATTTTGTGGATGCCAATCTTAGGAGATTAAAGAATTGCACCATTAATAAAACAACTCAGAAGATATCTGTGATGATGGAGGGGCTAGAAGTAACTGAGATCATAGACTATACAGAAGACCCCACCAGTATGACATTTACTTGGCCTGATGGTTTTGTTTGTACTATAGAGATAGAGGGAGGGTCATAATGTTAGATGATGCCGAAAGACTAAGAATGACTCTTTTAGCTATGATGAGATATAGTACTCACTATAAAGAAGGTATAGGAAATAATTGGTTGGATGAGCTTTTCCCCTCAAAACCTATACAGCCTGGAGAGAATTTTTTAGGAGGCTCTATTATAGTATATAATTATGATGGTAATTCTCCTAAACTTTACGCTGCGTTTATAGTGGACGGGGTAGTTATAATAAGGTCTAAAGACCTACCTTATGATGATTCCACTCCTTGGGAAGACCTTTTACTATTCGGTACTGATATCTCCTGTGTAGCAATGGAATTTGATGGCTACTGGGACCGAGATTATAATACCCGGCGATTCAACTTCGTTACCGAGGAATATCCATGGCTTTTTTATGTGCAGGGTGGAAACCTCTACGCACAGTATTGGCAGGATGATCCTTTACTACTTGCCACAAGCGTGACTAAATGTGCCGCCATCCGAGGTTGGGTTCCGGTGGCAGGCGATACCACAAACGACCAGGGATTGATTATAGCCTATCTGAAAACAGATGGAAAGATGTATTACCGGAGCTACTGTATCCAGGCCGGAGGATTAAAAGATTGGGAGATCCAACGAGAGGTAACCGAATTAGGTGATACCATAGATGACCTCGCGCTCTTTCGAACAAATGACTTCCGCCTAGGGTTCATAGCCGAAAAAAGCGGTAATGTTCATTGGACCATGACCGAACGAAACTATGCCGGAATGAGCTACTGGCCGGAACTGTTGACGGGAAAATTTAGCGGGTTTACGGCTATTGATTTAATCGAGATTGATTATGTGGATGTAGCCGCGCCAATTGAACACTTGTCTGGCCGATATGATACGCTTTGCATCGGGTTGAATCTCGAGGCTGATGTGGTCGGAACTTGCACTGGGGCAGACATTACGGGAGAAAGCGAAATAACGCTGAAATTTAGCCAGCCGCTGGCTGGAAACATCGCAAGGATAAAAGACCTCGTTATGGTGTCAAACGAAGCTATGACGGTCTATTATACTCCGGTTTCCACGGCGATAGGCGATGCGAACAACGAACTTGTATTGGCCGTTGCGGAATTACTGGACACCGAAGGAGCGACCACAATAACGGTTGGAGAGGCAACAATCTATCTGCAACCTAGCGGAACCGGAAGCATGCTGCCGATGACGGCCTTTAGCGTCAATGCCTCGCTGGATAGAGACCCATACCATTTGGTTAACCTGACCGGAAGATTCAACATGACTACATTAAACTTTATCGAGATAGTAGCATCTAATACATCCAACCAAGAGGCGGCCAGTCTAACCGGAAGATTCAACGGGTTTACATCAATCGTTCTGACAAAGGTCGGTTCGGGCGATGTGTAGAAAGGAGATACCATGATAAGCCAAAAGGCAAAACTGCATAACCGATTCGATTTCGAGGTATACGATACGGAAACGGGTGAGACCGAATATGCGCAGGCCGAAAATATTGTTTTAAATAATATGTGGTCGAAGATGAACCCCGGAAGCAGTACGTCTGCCCACTTCACAAGAATCGGAGTTGGTACTGGCAGCGGTACATTAAGCCCGGCGCGGACAACCTTATTCTCTTATCTTGCGGGCCTCGAGGATGATGCAAGCATTGTCGAGGTTGTATATGACACCCCTAAAACAGGCCACATAACAAAAAAACGCGTTTTTTCCGAAACCATGGGGAACGGCGTGTGGACCGAGGTTGGTATCAGCGCAAGCAGTTCCACCTCAAACTTTGTCACTCATGCGCTTATCACGGATAGTGAAGGCAACCCTATAACAGTGAATAAGACAAACACAAAGATCGTTACCGTGTACGCTACTATTTTTGCAGAATTTGTGGGAGATATTAGAGTATCGGGCAACGTACAGAACCGTACTTTGGAATGCTTGTTGGATACAAAAAGCTCGTCAAGGTCACCTGTTTATTATTTTACCGGTTTATTAGACAAGAACGGTGGGCCATCACTTTTTGGCCTCGGTGGTTCTGTTGGAGCGTCCTTCACGGTAGATGCGGCCAACAAAAAGACGCGAACCAATCTTGCCCGGGTTGCTACAACGGTAGTGAATATGCCCATAAGAGGTATAATACTTGGTGCGGATTACCCCCACAGATGGCACGGTGATGCGGTTATCCCAAACGATATTTTTACGGGTTCGGTGTTTGCCGGTGTCGCGGTAGGCACGGGAGACGGAACAAGAACTGAGTTTGATTTGCCGTTGCCGTTAGTGCGCCCATTGAGCGAAAAAATATACATAAATGGCATAGAGAAGGTGCGCGGCGTTGACTATACAATGCACTACGGATTGCGATCGACCGACACGCACGCATTTCTCTCGCCAGATATCGACCATATTGTGTTGGACGGGACCCCGACCCGCGAAGAAATCATAGAAATCCCGCAACCGCCTGGAGTTTATTTTGATGCTGGTTCCAGCATTATAACGGGAGTCTCCCTTATCGGAAGCGGTCAGGACGAAAGCCCTCGGGTCAGCAATTACTCGTTTAGTTTGTCCCTTGATGGGGTGACGTGGACTACGCCTATTACCGGGTACGTGGCGAGAAATGCAGTAATATCAGTTACCGGCTTTACACCGGATAAATACAAATATCTGAAAGCGATCATGAGTAGCGCAGGCCCTGGCTACATTAGGCAATTCGGCATACTTGCCACCCCGCCGGCGCAGAAGAATATAAAATTCACAAGCCCCCCACCAGCCGGGGCGGTAATAACGGCCGATTTCTCTACGGACTATATCCACAAGTCTAGTAACTTTGTATTAGATGTTCAATCAGAGCTTTTGTGGGGCGAGGGGGTGTAATTATGAATAACATGGTTTTAAAAAGAGTAACCTGCCCAAGCTGTGGCAACAACATAACCTACTGGACCACCCGAGATTTCATTAAATGCCAGCCGTGCGGGACAGTAATCCCCGTAGAACCGATGGAGCCTATAGAACCGGAAGAGGTGGTTGAGGATGGAACTATTATTTGAACTGACTACCAATGTAGGGGCCGGAATCAATCCTGCGGCCATCCACCTGCCCGATAACTCCGTCTGGCTCTTCACTGTGAAAGAAGGGAGGCTAAGGGGAGCTAGGCAGAGACCTGGCAGCGGAGATGTTAATTGGGCTATGCCGGAGTTTAAAGATATTGGTATAGTCAATTCAGATAGAGCTTTAGTCCTATATCAAGTATACTTAGCACCTAGAATTGGAGTGTTCGGCCTATGGCAACAGAATTCGGTCATTGTAAATAACGCTATCTTAGTTCCAGGTATACTAAAGGTCGGTATGTTCAATATTGAAAAATCTAAAGACTACTAGGAGGTATAATGAAAAAACAACTAGATAAAACATTAGACCTGATAATCCGGGCCAACCTAGTCTTTACCGCTACTGTCTTTCTGTGGTCCTGGTTTGAGCATCCGGTTCCTGACTCCCTCATTGTTGGTTGGTTCGGCTTTTGGGGCTGGGAGTTAATGAATATGAAGTCAATTAAAGTTAGTAAAATAAAGAAAGGAGAGACCGATGAACAGCTACCAAATCATTGAAACTGTACTACAAATCATTCTCATTGTAATAGGAGGGCTGTTGGTCCCCTATGCAAAAGTTAAACTCGGTCAGGAAAAATATCAGCAAATACTCACCACTGTGGGAATCGCTGTGGCAGCGGCTGAGCAAATCTACAAAGCGATGCCAAAAGGTCCGGAGAAGAACATTCTTCGATATGACTTTGTGGTAGACTACCTCTCGTCAAAAGGAATTAAATTAACTGAACAGGAACTGAAGACCCTGATTGAGGGGGCAGTACTTGAGCTCAATGAAGTTGTAAGATAGGGGGTCGCGATGGGTGATGTGGAGAAAGACTGTCCATGCGCAGCAGTAATTCAAGCTCAGAGTGACATTAGATATCAGGAGCAACGAGCACACCAAACTGATATCGTATTTGAAGGTATCAAGGTTAAGTTAGAGAACATAGAGGAAAGCATGAAGGAACTTAAAACTGATGTGAAAATCATCAAGGAGAAACCTTCTAGAAAGTGGGAAAGCTTTACCTCTGTGGCCTTTAACTGGCTAGTAGTAACGGTTCTTGCGATTATGGCTGCCAAAGTCGGTTTACTATAGGAGGAAAATAAATGGAAAGTAAAGTCCCTTACGGTACCCAGTGGATTAAAGATCTAGTCCCTGATGTCTCCTGGGATCAGACAAATCAGAGTATTGTGATGCCTGATGGCCAGGTACTACCAAAGTCTGCCTACACTATCGTAGACAGCAAAGCCTATGTTGCCCCTGATGCTGTGTCAAAGTATATGAAGACACCTACTTCAACTAATACAGCTACCGGTACAGGGGTACCTAGTGGAGCTCCTGCAGGGTCAGCTTCTACAGTGCAGACTGCAAATGCTCCTCCTGTGGGCTCAGCCTGGATCCGGGAAATGATTCCTGATGCTGTGTGGAATCAGACCGATAAGTCAATCACCTTACCCACAGGAGATGTACTGCCAAAGAATATCTATACCTTGGTTGACGGGAAAGCCTATGTCAATCCTTATGCTATTGCTAATTACTATGCTCCGAAGCCCATTACTCCAGATAGTATGCAGCCCTGGATTGATAAGACTACTGACATTTACCAACCGATGATTGACCGGCAATACGACAGAATTAATTCTGTAATACAATCCTTGCAGAATCGTTTAGACGCCAATGTCGCTGGTTTAGAAGCTCAAAAGGGTATCTCTGAACGTAATTTACAACAACAGCAGACCTCCGACAGCGAGAAGCTTAGGAACATGGCAATAGCTAGAGGAACCTATACTTCTGGTGTAGCTGATTATCAGCAACAGGAACTAGCCGGTGACTATGCTGGCCAGTACCAGAACTTAGAAAGTGGGCTCGCTGCACTGATTGCTCAAGCACAGGCTGACACTAATGCCCAGATGACTGATTTAGGTTACCAAGCCTCTTCAATTGAAGACAGTTTCCTGTCTAATATTATGAACCTGGTTAACTCTATGATGGGTAAAGAGCATGACTCCCAGCAGCAACAGTATCAGAACATTGTAGATAGAGGGTTAACTTCTCTCGGAGTATCTGAGTCTGCTGTGAACTCAGCTGTTGCTAGAACAGAAATGTTCGGTAGAGTAGTTACTGAAGCTGATGCTAAAGCTTTAGGAGTTCCTATCGGTACACCTACAGCCCAAGCTATTCAGGCAAGTCAGAGATCTAGTGGCGGAGGAACAGGCGGTGGAGGTACCTCAGGGGGTGGAGCAACACTAGATTTGGGTAGCATGACCACTGACCAAAAGAGAGCATTTGATGTAGCTATGGATATCTGGGAAACTACAGGATCTGCTCCTCAAGGTATCTTACAGAGCTTAGGAGTTCCTGCAGGTACTGGGTATAATTCTGAGTGGCAGACTTACCTAACTGATGAAGCAAACATCTCTACAGCTATGGAACGAATCACTCGGTTTGCAAGTGGGGAAAGTGCTGCCTCCATTGGTCAGGCCGCTCAGGCTCTAGGTCTAGCTAACTACAACTTAACTGTTGCTCTTAACTGGGTAGACCAGAACAAAGATGCTTTGATTGCTGCTGGAGCTAATATTACTCAGGTCAAGAACTTACTCAATAAGTCCATGACTGCTCCAACTACAGGAATAGGGGATGGTATCAAGAGTACAACAATCCCAACTAATCAGCAGCTTCCCGCCCCAACTGGAGGGACAGGCCCAGTGAAATGGAGGTAATGTATGAGTGTTCCAATTCCATCAGGTATTAGGGCCATAGGAAGAACACTTCCTGGAGTTTCCACCAATGCTTCTGCCCCTGTGTCAACTAGTGGCATCAGAATGATTGGTCGAACAATGCCGGGAACTTCTACCTCTAGCTCAGGAGGATACGATGTAGCCGGTCAACTTACATCTGCCAGAGATAAGCTCACAGGACTAGGCGGAGAGGTTCCGGAAAAAAGAACTAATGTATTAGGGTGGTTATTAGAGAATCTACCACGAACCGGGTATGCTGCCTCTAATGCCCTCCGAGAAGTTGTAGATAGGGATGCCGGTCTTACTCCTGGTGAGTTTGACCCATTAGCCGCCTGGATGCGTGGCTTTAAGAAAATAGAGCAACCCCTGGGTAAGGACATCATGGAAGGTTTTGGCTTAAGCGGAGATAAAGCTTTAATCGGAGGAGGTGATCCACATATCTACAATCCTAGTCCCGCGGGTCTTGCAGGATTAGCTTTGGACATTTTCAACCCAGGTGACCCCTTGAACTGGGTGGGCTTTAGTTTAGGTAATGTGGCCAAGAAAGGTGGCGTAACGGGAGCTCAGGCTCTGAACAAATCTTTCGGAACTAAGGGTACAGAAATTGCTAAACTCCTCGGCGAAGATGCTGCTGGGGAGTTAGGGGCTAGAACTGTAGGCAAGTTAATCAAGCAAGTCACAGAAAAGGGCAAGGGCATTGGCCTTGATGAAGAAGGTATGGGTAATCTGGTTAACTACCTTAAAGAAGGTATGGTTGAATCCGGATCTAACCCTAAGACGAAGCTTAACTATTGGCAAGGCAAACCTATCACAGTTGGGATTCAGAATCCTCTTACTCTGGGGTTAAAAGGAAATATTGCTGAAGTTCCTATCAAGGGATCTGAGCACCTGACCTCTGCTGTGTCAAAAGGAATTAATGCCGCGAAGCAGACTCGAGCAGGTGACACACTAGATGAGATGTTTAATCCGAAACACGTATCTAAGGATGCTCCTCAAAGACTGTTCGTTCGAAGTGCAACCAAAGACTTGGATAAACTAATCCGACAGCATAGAACCGGCAAGATTAAACTTCCTGTGTCAACTGATGAGTTAAAGCCGTTGAGGGACGACTTACAGAAGATCTCAATAGTAAATGTATATGATACAAACGGAGCCTCAAAAGGTATCAATTTTGACCTTTTGGCTAGCATTACAGGAACAGATTCATCAACTTTAATCAATATGTTCGACAACCTGTTGCCATTCACTCATAATGTTGGTCAGCTGTTCAACGTATTTAAAAAAGCTGGCTCCGATGATGCCACCGCGTTCAAACAGGCCTTCATGCTCCGAGGAGTCATGGACAAGATGGTTGACGCAATCCCTAACCAGTATAGGAGTGTATTCAAAGGAACAGTAATGACTCCAGGTATTGGGGTTAAGTATTGGGATAATACTCCAGCTGATGCTTTTACAGAGCAGACACTCAGAGGAGGAGCTAGCCCATATATCAACTACGTCTTTGAGCATAAAGGAGTGGGGATCGCTCTTCCTGTGAACACAGGGGAGAACTTCAACAAAGATATGTGGAAGAGACTGGACGAAGCTATGAAAGCTATTGACTCTCTACCTTCCGCAGCAAGAGCCAAGATTATTGAAGATATTCAGATTGCTCCCCACACCTTGGGCGAGTATGGGAATATCGGCAATATGAGAGTTAAAGACCCTCAAGGTATGACATATCATGGCCAAATTACTTTAGCTGACCCTGAGAGAATGATGGGTACCTTACAACACGAGGCAGGCCATGTCCTGTGGCAAAGTAATCCTGAACTGGCTCAGAAGTTCTCTGAAGCTGCTGATAAGGAAATCAATGAGTTAGGTAAGAACATTGGGGTTACTGACTATAGCTTTGCTCATATTGCTAATGGCGGTGGCTACCAAGAAGACTTTGCTGAATCCCTGTGGAGACTCATTAATGACCCGGAAGGTTTTATTGCTGAGCATCCTGAAAGGGCTAGAGTGGTTCAAGAAGCTTTGGAGGATGGTACAATTACTCCTGAAGAGGCCAAAGCTATTCTGGATAGATCTACAGCTAGAGCTAAGAAAATTAGTGATGCGTACGGAGCCGAAAGACAATTAGATCAGATTATGGATAAGATCAGTCAATCTGCAGAGGATGTACTGACCAAGAACGGTGAAGATACAATTGACGGCCAAGTTGCGATGCAGCAATTCCAGAAAGATATAATGAAGGTATTTGAGAAGTCTCTGTCTTCGGCGGAGGACTTTACCAGAGCTGTGAAAGAGATCTTTAAAGATATCTCTCCTGAAGAGTCTAAGCAGATTGTGCAGATAGCTTCTGAGTTTGCTGGAGGAGCTGATGACTTACCTAGTTTCTACACAGCTCTCAATGACAGGCTCAACCCTACCTTTGAGTCTCGGCTAAGAAAAGTCATTGATGAGAAGATGGCTAATGCTATGCCTGTGAATGACTTGATGAAGATGCTCAAATCTAATGGGGTTAAGGACGAGGAATTGAAATGGGCTTTCTTCGATGAGTTTATGCATGGCAAAGAGAAAGTTACTAAAGCTGACCTGCAGGAGTGGCTGAACTGGAATAATTTAGAGATAGAGGAAAAGATACTAGGTGAAAATGTAGGGCCAAAAGGGGTAAGTATAGATATAAATGACCCTGACCTTGATTTTGAGATACTGAGAGAGAGTATCGGTGATTTTATAGAAAACCGAATCACGTTACAAGGTTATGAGACTGTATCTGAGATTTTCTCTGAATTAGAGGATGAGCAACTGGTTAGGTTAGCTGGACCTAACTATATGGAAGTCATACAGGAAATGAGTTCACCAGGGGGTTATAGCTCTACTGCTGTTAGCTATGCTCGTGATATTCTTCTTGACACTTTAGATAACAGCACCCCGGTAAGTAATACGATGTATCAAGCTTATAAAGAAAAAGGAGGAGAAGAGTATCGTGAGCTGTTGTTCCGTATCCCCAGTAAAAATTTAGCCCCTGCTGGGGCAGCAAAAACCGGCCCTGCAGTGTGGTGGAGGATAGACAACAATGTGACGGGTGAAGTTAAAGAAGGTTCTTCAGAGGAGCTATTTAGTTTCTTGAATGAACTTGATTTAGAAGAAGAAGCTCATTGGTCCCTACCCGAAAGAATTATGGACAGAGACCCTCTTAAAGATAACTTAGATTTTGCTTACTCCTCACCCCACTTCGATGAATACAGCAATAACTTATTAGCCCATGCCCGGTTTGACACTCGGACTACCACTGACGGTAAGAAAATTCTGTTCATCGAGGAGATCCAATCCGACTGGCATCAAGCGGGTTGGAAGAGGGGGTATAAAGAAAGAATGACCCCTTCTGAAGTATCTGATGCTAGTATGAAGGTAAGGGAGTTAGAGAAAAGTAAGGATGAGCTTTTTAGTCTAATCGACGACATTGACGAAGAGGCTCTGTACTATCGTCAGATGGGTGAACAGGTTCCTGATAAGCTTACAAAAGAAAAACTTCGGTTAATAAGAGAATCGGACATAATAGACAAGCAGATAGATGAGTTAAGGTCAGGTCAGAAAAGAACCTATGGTGCAGGATGGGATGAAGCTAGATATAACGAGCTGCTTCACAAGACCGGCCACACAGAGAAAGAGGCTGAGGAGCTTGCTAAGTTACTTGACCTTAAAACTACCTATCCTGTGGGAGATGCTCCCTTTCGGAATACCTGGAGGCCTTTTGTTATCAAGCGGTTACTGAAGTATGCTTCACAGGAGGGGTTCGATGGGATCTCCTGGACAACTGGAGCTCAGCAGAATAAGCGATGGAGACAAACCAAAGATGTCGATGCTATAACTTTAGATATGGTCGATGGTGAACAGGTACTGATCTCTCATCGACTTAATCCGAGTGATGGCTCCTACTATCAAGTAGAGAGGGTAGTTCTTGACAAGGACCACAAACTAAAGGATTATGTGACTCCTGATGTACTGGCTAAACTAGTTGATGAGACCCCGAGAGAATACACTATCAAGGAAGTTAAACCTTTAGTGGACAACGACATAGATATTGAAGAGATTGATTCCAAGATAGCCGGTTTAATCTATGGAGACAGCGAGTATCAGATTGTTGACCAGTTTGGTCAGGCTCTTCCTTGGACATATAAGAAACCGAGCCAGGCTATCAAAGCTCTCGAAGACATGGAGCTTATGGAAGTTAATAGGGTAGTCGTTAATTCTAATCCTGGTGAAAGTCTAGTCTGGGGTGGAGGAGGATTCCGAACTACCTACGATGAACGTATTCCTCAAGACTTCAAGGACCTGCTCAAGAAGCACAAGATCCCTGTGGAGGATCTAGAAGTTGGTATAGGGGTTCCTGAAAAGTTCCTCAAATTAGACCATGTCATATATGACGATGGGGGGCTTTATCTCCCCCAAGAAGAAATTTGGTCACTGTTCGAGAACGTACTAGATGATACTGAACCAAACACAATAGCTGATGAGTTACTATCTATGATGCTTGATGAGTCAGATAATGCTAGATACGTCAATGCTAATGATGCCGACAAGTTGGTTGATGCTATGTATAGTAGCTTTGACGAGTTCTTCTCTGAGTTAGTTGACGACATGGGCGAAGAAGAATTTGTACCTAACTTGAGGGAAGAAATGAGGAAGGCTTTTGAAGATGCTGTCAATAGAAAGGTCAGAGACCCCAAAGATAGCATAAAAACTTCTAAACAGAAAGGTGTTATCTTCACTCCTGAAGCTAGAGATTTCTTCGCCGAGAATCCTCAACCGATGTTTAAAGCTAACAATGCTCCTGACCCGGACCTCGAAAAGGTAGACCAGTCACTTAATAACTTAAGTGAAAATGCTCAGAACGCTTTCCGTGAGTTCATTAAATGGAGAGAATCTGTAGTTAAGGAATACCAGAAGCGAGAAATTCCTATTAATGTGCTTGAGAAGTACGTCCCGTTTGTGTTCACTCGCAAGGGCAACGCGGATGAAATGAGTGCCTTAAATGCCCTGTTTGGGACCGGGTCTATGCCAGAGGGTGATGATCTCTCCTCCTTGATTAATTGGCTCTCTGGCTATGACCCCAACCTTAAGCCCAGAACAACACAAGCAACTAGCCCATCAGAGGTAAACAAAATCCTCAAGAAAGATATCCTCAGTGAGAATGCAGCTGTGATTATGTCAACTAGAGGAGCTCGAGCAATTAGGGCTACTGAACTGTATGACTTTGCTGATACGTTTGCTGAAAAATATGGAATGACCATTGACGAGATGTCGAAATATGGGATGCCGAATGGCTACAAATTATACGTCCCTGAAACAACTCCTGATGGTCGAAAGATATTCAAGGAAGTCAGCTCAAAGAATATGATTGAAGGCAACGAGAAAGCCCTGTTCCTGCCTGAAGAAATGATTAAGGTATATAATGACTATGCCAACATGATCTTCGGGGAGAAAGGGACCAACAGACTTCTCAAGACGTACGACAAAGCTACAAATTACTACAAGAAACTTGCTTACCTGTGGAACCCAGGACACATAGTCCGAGACTTCACAGGTAACGTATTCAATGGTTACCTCATGGGATTGACTGACCCAAGAATCTACAAAGAGACCTTTGAGTACATGACCAATCCTGATATGCTAGTTAAGATTCCTGGTTATGAAACCATGAAAGCTTCTGAGTTCATGAAGAGAGCTAGAGAAAATGGTATCTTAGATATTGGTAGCGCCCTGACTGAGTTCGATAACGACAAGGTTGTTGGCTTACACAGGGGTAAGAATGTTGCCTCTCGTGCTCTTCAGCAATATGACTGGGCTATGAAGCAAGGCACTAAGGTTTCTGATACCTACACCAGAATGGCCGGCCTGATCTACAACTTAAGGCAAGGTAAGAGCTGGGATGAAGCTGCGGTTCAGGTTAAGAAATACTACTTCGACTACTTCGAACTTACTCCATTTGAGAGAAAAGTTATGAAGCGAATAGTTCCTTTCTACACCTGGATGAGGAAAAACATTCCTCTGCAGATCGAGATGCTCATCAAGAACCCTCGAGAAATGGCCAGAATCAGTGACACTATGAACGCAGCAGCTGGAGAGCCTATCGAGTGGGGTGAACAGCCTGAATACATTCAAGATATAGGAGCCTTCCCTGTGGCAGGATCTAATCACTATATGGCACCAAACTTACCTTTCACAGATCTGGCCCGCGGTATTCCTTCGATGAACACAGCTACCAACCTGCTTTCTGCTGTGAGCCCATTGTTACGAGCCCCTGTGGAATTGATAACTAATAACCAGTGGTACAATGGTCAACCGCTTGAAGATTACGAAGGTGAGCAAAGAGATCTACCTCTTGCAGGATTATTACGAAGCTTAGGAATTGAGACACCAACTGTGAACTCTCGAGGACTCACCTACTTTGCTGACCAGGTTCCGTTGCTCAGAAACATTGATGCTATCACTAAC